CCAATCACAAGAATTCGTTTGGGCAAAAACGGTTGGAAAGATAAACATGGGCGCAAATTTGTTTTAGCCGACAAACCAGTTAAATTCTACGATTACAATTTCTAAGTCAACCCGCCCGGCGCAAGCCGGGCATTACTAAGTGAGGAAATAAAATGAAATTTGATCCCTTTGCAACAGACGATTGGTTAGCCCGGCATCCCAAAGTGATGTTGGCAATTTCTGTGATATTGTTTCTTTTGGTTTGTTACCTTGAGGAAATATCATGAACATGAAAGTTTCTGATATGTACGTTTACACACCTGCCACCACCGACATCACGATTCGGTGGAAAGCAAACGGATGGATACCGCCAACCGAAGACCCAAAGTTCCAGCGTAAATGGGCAGAGTTCCGCAATAAAACCGCCGCTGGTATTGAAGCAATCATTAATCTAAGTGAGGAAACTAATCATGACGAAAGCCGTATACAAAGCCATTAATGCAGTCCAAATCGCCCTTGCCAAGTCTGGTATAGCCAAAGACAGGCAAGCCCAAACCTATAAATTTCGCGGCATAGATGATGTATACAACGCAATCTCGCCGCTGTTGGGCGAACATGGATTGTGCATCCTGCCGCGCATGATCCGCAGAGAATATCAAGAACGATTGACCGCCAAAGGCAGCGCAATCTTTTATGTAATCGTTGAAGCGGAATTCGATTTTGTGTCTGCCGAAGATGGTAGTTGCCACGTTGTCAGAACCTTTGGCGAAGCAATGGATATGTCGGACAAGGCAACCAATAAAGCAATGTCGGCAGCGTATAAGTATGCCGCCATGCAAGCGTTTGCAATCCCCACCGAAGGGGATAACGACACCGAAAACCAAAACATTGAACCCGCGCCAGCAAACGTGCCAAAGCCGATTGGTGCATTGCCTGACAAAGTATTTGCCGATCACCTTGCCGCGCTAAATGGCGCAGTCAATATGGCGGCATTGAAAGATTTATTTGCCACAGCTTATACCGCTGCCAGAAAAATAAATGATCAGGCAGCAATGGATACGTTTCAAAAAGTTTATGAAAAGGAAAAAATTCAATTTGCGAAGGAAGAATCATGACCGATGAGCGATTTGAACGCAAAGAAAAAGCCCGGCTAGATGCCATGTATGACGCGCATTATTCGGATGAACCAACATATCAAACCGAATATTCAGACGTTGATGCTAAACCTGTAAAAAAAGTTCCTAGCAAAAAAGTGTTGTCTATTCTGGTGTTGGCGTATTACGCAATTGTGGCTTTTGTCTGCGCTTATTTTGCATGGATGGCATTAACGGCAATCAAGCCCGTAGTGCCTTGTTCTGTGTCTGAGATAAGCCCCGACTTTAGCAATGCAGACCGCGAGAAATGCCGCTTAATGAGGAATCACAAATTATGAACTTAGCCCTATATCAAATCGCAGATCAGTATTTGCAGGATATGCAAATGCTTCAGGAACGCGATCTGGATGATCAAACCTTTGCCGATACGCTGGAATCATTGTCTGGTGATTTGGAAGTCAAGGCAACCAATGTGGCTATGTTTATCCGCAACTTGGAAGCCAGCGCAGATGCAATTAAAGCAGCCGAAAAGCAGATGGCAGACAGACGCAAGGCAATTGAAGCAAAGACCGAACGCATGAAAGAATACCTGCTTGAAAATATGGTGCGTACCGGCATCACAAAAATTGAATGCCCATATTTTAAAATTGCAGTGCGCGACAATCCAGAATCATTGGTTGTGGATGCCACTGCAGTTGTGCCGGGCGAATACTTTAATCAGCCGCCATTGCCTGATCCTGTCTTGGACAAAGTGCGGTTAAAGAAAGATTTGCAATTAGGGGTTGTTGTAGATGGTTGTAAATTGGAACGCAAAAAACGCATCGAAATTAAATGAGGAAATTATGGCATCCGTAAACAAAGTGATTTTGGTTGGGCATTTGGGCAATGATCCTGAAATACGTTATACAAATTCAGGCGAAGCAGCAGTCAACATTTCCCTTGCGACTTCCGAACAATGGAAGGACAAAGCATCTGGCGAACAAAAAGAGCAAACCGAATGGCATCGAGTATCGTTCTTTGGCAAGTCAGCGGAAATTGTCGCGCAGTATTTGCGGAAGGGTTCTCAGATATATGTCGAAGGCAAAATCCGCAGCAAGAAATACACAGACAAATCCGGCAATGAACGCACCGCATTTGAGATTATTTCCGAATCGTTCAAAATGTTAGGCAGCAAATCTGATTCTGGAAATGGTAAAGCAGCAAAGGCAGCACCAGCAAAGCATCAACCCGAAATGCCACATGATGACATTCCTTTCTAAAAGGCAACTATGAAATATCTTATCGCCCTTTGGCTAGCAGCAACCGCAACAATGTCTTACGCAGCTTGCACATACAATACATATTGTGATGGCGGCAGATGTGTTTACTGCACAACCTGTTGCTATGGTTCTTCATGCACAACAAATTGTAATTAAGTTCACCGGGCGAAAGCGGATGCTGAATATAAACGCAATCATGGTTGCGTACAGTGCAGCGAGTAGCCCACCTTTTTCTATGTGAGGAAATATGAGAGAAATTGTTACCGATAATGACGTTCAAAAAGCATTAGACTTTTTACGTCATCAAGCAAAAGCCGCCGCCGAAGCAAAAGCCCATCGCTTATATCTTGTTGAATACCGCAAGACAATGAAAGCGAACGTAATGCAGATGCATCTGGACAAACCGCTTGCCGCACAGGAACGCGAAGCATACCGATCCGAAGAATATATCGCGCATTTGGATGCACTCAAAGCAGCAATTAAAAATGATGTTTTGCATGAATGGAAGCGAGTTGCAGCCGAAGCCACTATCGAAGCATGGCGCACTCAGAATGCTAACCGCCGGGGTGAAGGAAAATTACAATGAACTATGCCAACATCGAAAAATCATTGCGTTTGCAGAAAGTAATTACCGTTTTAAAAGATAAAAATTGGCACAGCACAATGGACATTATTAAACGTGCCGAAGTCTGTGCAGTGAATAGCATCATTACCGAATTGCGCTTGAATGGATTCGACATTAAATGCAAGCGTGACGCGAATAAATGGTTGTATCAATTACAGGGATAAGATATGAAGAAAGATGATTTTCTTGCAATGATTAAAAAGTCTGGCTTTGACGAAGGCATGAAGCAATTATTCATTACCAGTTATTGCATTGGATATGATCAAGGCAAAGTTGAACAAATGAAAATTGTACTTGACCGCATGGATTTAATTTCGGCAGAACGTCAAATGGAATTTGCGACTAAACAATAAAGGATAATATGAACTCATTTAATATTGTGGAACTGGATGTTATTCGTTGGGGCGAAGCAAGAAGAATAATTCAGAACAGCACCAGCGCAGCGCAGGTTAAAAAGACGCAAGAAGAAGTGCAAGAATTGGTTGATGCTATTGCAGCCAATGATAAAGCAGGTATCATTGACGCAATCGGTGATGTTATGGTGACGTTGACCATGATTGCAGCCATTGAAGATGTGCCATTGCTTGCGTGTTATTACGAAGCATATCAACAGATCAAAGACCGAAAAGGCTATTTAGATGCAAATGGATTGTGGATCAAAGACGCTTGAACCAGCGGTAGCAAGCCCGGCAGGAACTAGATATTGCAGCAACTGCCAATCAACAAAAAATTCTGTTGGTGGCTTTTGGAAACTTTACGCAAACAAAAAAAATCGGCGCTGGATTTGCAACCATTGCGCCGAACGTAAATTCAAATAATCAACTTAGGTAAAACGTGCGCTCATCATTGCGCCGTTTTACCAATCCCTTTAGCACTTTGCCGCCAGCCTTAACGTATTTGAGGAATTCATTAGACGCGCCCTCATAATCGCCCCGATTGTGTTTCATGCGAAGCGTTGACCGCTGCAACGTGCCATTTCCTAGATTGAAAGCAAAGGATACAAGCGCATCCATGCGCCCTTGATTAAGATTGCTAGGACAATAAACGGATACGCCTTTGACAAACCGTTTAAGATCGTAAACAAGCAGCGCATCGACTTCCTCTTTTGTCCATATTCTATTGTCTTCTTGGCGCAACGCAAACGCCATGCGCTGATCCATTGGCAGCTTGCCTTGCTCTGGATACAGCACATGACCCACGCCCACTGTCCAAAGCAATGCCGGGCAGCGATAGGGTTTATATCGCACACCTTCGTGATGCTTTAGCAATTCGCGCATTTTTTGGCTAATCATTTTCCGAATGCCCTGCCGCCAAAGTGAAACGCTATGATGGCAGCAAACAATGCTTGCGTTTCATCATCCCAAAGTTGATTTGCCATATCGGTAAAACTTACGCCAGCCTCAAATCCTTTGTATGCAAGCGTTGCATCAATCGCGCACAGCAGGAAAAAGAATCCATAAGTAATGACCGGGCGAACGCTTGTACGCAGGTTGACCATCCATTGGCTAGCACCTTGACCGATAGCAATATCGTGAGCATAGATTGCAGCCATTTCTGCCTGTTGCGCCTGAATCAATGCTTGCTGTGTTGCTGCCGATGTTTCGGTTTTAATCTCATCCAGTTTAATTTCCTCGATGCGCTCTTGCGCTTTGTATCCACGCTCAAGCATTTGCAACTCACGCTCAGTCTGCAACTGTGCAAGTTTTAGTTCATGCGATTTGTCAGATTTGTCCTGAAAAAAATCCAGAATCTTTGGCAAGCCGCCCATCAAAAATGACAGGAAAGTTGATAGCATTGTCAGCATTATTGTTCCTTTTGTCGTTCAATCAAAATTTTAAGACGCAGTTCTTTCATCTTTCGCACTTCCTGCAATGCTGCATTTGTCGCGTTGTTCATATCCATATACATCACGCCCATAACAGGCAGCGCAATGACTAGCACAAGACACAAGACCAAGACGGCAATGAGTAAAGTGTACGGTACGTCTGACTTGTTCTGATTAGAATTAGAACTCCGATGTACCACGCCATTACGAAAAGGATTGCGCCAACCCATAATGCGTCTTCTTTCATTTTCCTAATTGCCCGTCTGCGATTTGCCTTTGCTATTTGTAATTTTTTATATTGTTCTTGCTTTGCTATGCTTTGTTCTTTTAAGACTTGCTCTCGCATCTTTTCAAATCGAGTCCACAAATCTTTTAATTCTGGTGGAGTTCTATAAATCATTTCTTCGCGGATGTCTGATTGCATTTGCTCAAGTCTGGTTCTAATTAAAACCCGCTGCAATGCTCGCTTACTTACAGAATCCTGGCCTTCATACACTTCATGCGCTTGCTGTTCTTGTTCCCAAAACAAATGTTCTATTTGATCATAAGCATCAAAGAATTTTCCAAGATGGTCACCAATAATAGTAATTGTGTCGTTTGGATCAGCCTTTGCTATTTCTTGAACCCGCTGCACTTCTTCGTTGTATTGTATTTTTTGTGCATTGCTAGGGTTTTGAATTTTGGAAAACTGAATTTTTAAATCGTCTAAAACTTCCTTTACATCGCCAGCCGCGCCCTTAATTTCTTTGTATAACTCGCATCCTTTTTTTACGGCAGCAACCGCACCATTTGCCAACGCCAATAATGTAAGCGGATCAATTTTTTATTCCTCTTTATTTGCTTTCATTGATTGCCTAGCAATTTTTAAATGCTGGTGCTTGTACCATGTGCCAATAATTAAAGCGATAACACCAATAGCCAAACCGCCTAATGCTGCAAACTCATTTGCATTCAGGCCAAAAATTACAGCGGTTGCGCTGCCACCATACGTTGCAGTGTTTGCTGTTTTGATGACAATGTTTTCATTCATTTGCGTCTACCTAAAGAATTTGCCCACCATCCAACAGACAACCGAATATCTTGTGCCACTGATTATATCCTCGACACCATGCGGCATAAATGAAGGAAATACAATTAC